CCTTCGAGCCGGTGTCGTCCACGTTGGACAGGGCCGAACCCTCGGTCAGGTAGGCGGCAGCACCGTAGGCGGTCTGCACCGGGATCGGCAGGTCGCGGCCGTTGGTCGTGTTGATGACCTGCGCGCGGGTCTTGCGCATGGCGACCTGCGCCACCTTGGCGCTCGTCACCACGGCATGGAAGTCCTGCGGCACCGTGTACCCGCCGTGTGTGGCGGCCGAAATCAGCATGTCGCGCTGCTCGTTGTAGCCGGCGCGAAGTGCCGTCCGCTGCTCGGGCGACATCTCCGACATGCCACCGCGCACATACGCCTCGAAGGCGTCGCGGTACTCTTCGCCCTTGGACGGGCCGTCATCGGCGGACAGCTCGCCGCCGCGCACCTCGCGGGTCACGCCGCCAGGCCCCAGGTTGCGCAGGTCCTCAGCTCGGTCGATCCGAGCCGTCAGGCTGCGAACCTCGCCCATGATCCGGTCGTACTCCTGGCCCTCTTCGCCAGTGAAATCGCGGCTTTCACCTTCGGCGACACCGTGAACGCGGCGCGCGTCCTCGATGAGCCCGGCGCGCTCCTGCCGCAGCGCAATGATGTCTCCGATTGTGTCCATGTTTGACCCTATCGTCCCTCGGTTGTTGGTTTACGCATGATGTTTTCCAGCGCCTCGTAAAGCCGCAGCTCGGCATCGCTCGGACGCGCGTTCATCTCGGTTTCGGCCTCGCCCTCGGTATCGTTGCCCTCGGTGTCGTCCGATAGGCCGGCCGCATCGGCGAGCGCGGTGATGTGGTCACCTATGCCGCTGATCGCGTCGGCGATCGCCTGCACATGCTCGGCGTTCTCGCTGCTGATCGCCTTGCCAGCGCGCTGCTCGAGCCCCGAGCGAACGGCGCGCATGGTGTCGTCGTTCGCGAGTACGAGCTGCCATTCGACGCCTACCCACGACGCGCGGTCGGCCGCCAGCGGCTCGCCCGCGTCGTCCAACTCGACCGGCGCGACGTACAACTCGCATTCGCTGTTGTCGTACCAAACGATCAGGGCGCTATCGCCCTCGGTGGTCACGTCGGCGCAGTAGCCCCAGGCGTAATCGGTCCCGTCGAATCCGATCGGCAGCGACTCGGTCACGTCCTCCATGTAGTCGCACATGCCGGCCTCGGTGTCCCAAGCGACGACGGCCGGTCCGACTGCGCGAACGCCGTTCGTCCGCAGCAAGGACCGCACCTCGGCGGTAGTCGTGGAGTAGGCCGGAAAGGTCACGGTTGAAACGTCCGGCATGTCGATCGCGCGCAGGTGGCGCGTAGCCGGTGAGGTGCTGAAATCCCATTCATCTCCGGGCGACCCATCGGACCGCGTAACGACTCGGAACCCGAAGGACATTTGGTTGATATCCCTGCGCTCGATCGACACCTCAAGGTCACGGGCATAGCTCGTGTCCGGCATATCGGTCATTACAGTAAGCGCCTGGCCGCTTCGCTCGAGGCGCGTGGTGCCCGCGGTCGTGCGCCCGAGCACGAGGTTGGGGTCGTGGTTAATCAGGTGGCGGACATCGGCGCCGCCAATCTCGCAGTCGGCATCGACGTACTCGATGAACCCGCCGAGGTTTTTGGACGGCTCGCCGAACCTGATAGCGTCGCCACGATACTCGCGGCGGCCATCCTCTAGCTGCCGCACTTCCAGATCGCTAACGGTTACGACTCGGCGTTCCAGTTTCACGGTTGACCCTATCGGGCTACTCGCCCGCCGCCGCGGCCGCTTCGGAGTCGTCGCCACCGTTGGGGTCGGCGGTCGAGGTCGGCCCGCCGCCTGCGGCGGCGAGGCTGACGGGTAGCCCGTCCGGCCCGATCACGGTCTGATTCACGGGCTGCCAAAGCACATCGCCGCCCTCGATCGGCGGCATCCCGATCGACTCGCGGACCTCGTTGCCGGTCTTGATTCCGGCGTAGCGGTAAACGGCGTCGATCTTCGAGCGCGACACCGAGTCGGCGCGCAGCAGCACGGACGTGTCGTGCTGCATGAAGCGGCCGGCGGCGAGGTCTTTCTGCCCGGAGAACAGCTTTGTGTTGACGACCTGCTCGATGTTGACCAGCCACGGCATAAGGGTGTAGGTCACGAAGTCGATCGACATTTGCTCGACCGAGGCGAACGTCGCGCTGCCCTCAAGGTCGCCGATCATGTGCGGCGGGATGCGGAATAGCCGCGCCATCTCGCGCACCTGAAACTTGCGCGCCTCGACCATTTGCAGGTTCGTGGGGTCAAACCCGGACGGCGCGTAAGTCATGCCCGCTGGCAGCAGCGCGAACTTGTGACTGTTTTTCAAGCCCTCGTGTGACATCTCCCAACGCGCCTTAAAGGTCTTGAACTGCTCGTCCGACATGGGTTTGTCGGTTGAAAGGATCGAGCCGGGGGCGCCGTTGTTGGCGAACATGCGGCCGGCGTAGTCCTCGGCCGAAATTGAAATGCCGAGCGCCTGCTTGGCCTGCACGACGTTGGACAGGCCGAGCTCGGTGTCGAGCCCGATTCCCTGGAAGTGCAACACCTCTTCGTCGGACAGCCACCCTTGCGAGTCGTTGGGCAGGTCCACTACCCACACCTTGCCGCGCACCTTGTCCGTGTGGCGCCTGATTTTGTTGGGCGCGACCGGCCACAACGAGATATCGCCGGCCTCGTCATACTCGATCCACACGAAGGCGTTTCCGTAGGCGCACATGCAGACGACGACGTAGGCCCAAAACACAAAGGCGGTCATTTCGGGATTGGGCGCGAGTGCCAGCTTGCGCGCTCGAGTGTCGCCTATGTCGGCCTGGCGGCTGCCGTGGGCGTCGGTCGTGAACACCGGCCGGGGCAGGCTCGCGATCGTTTCGGACAGCAGCTTTACGCACGCGAGGAACGCGACGACGCGCATGGCGCGCTGCGGTGAAACGTGAACGCCGGCAGCGTTGTCGCCGCCTTCGATCATTCCGAGCAGCGCGGCAAAGACCGGCACCTGCGGGTTGTCTAGCGGGCTACGCGCCTCGCGGCGCCAAAACGGTCGTGCCATGCTTGACCCTTTCGGGCTAGCCCCAACGCACCGTAAACTCGCCGCCGCCAAGCGGGTCATACTCGCGGGCGCGGTCGAGTGCGATTGCGACGGCGATAGCGGCATCGCTCGGCGATCGGGCGGCGTCCTTGTCCAGGCGCCAGCCGCGGCCGGCCACGTCGCGCGGCGTCGCGGCGGCGATGTGCGCCTCGAGGATCGGGTCGTCGTCGTGCTCGAGCGCCTTGTCCACGGCGACGGCGTCGAAAAGCCCCTGCGATGCCGGGCACATTCGCTGCGGCTGCTGCGGAAACTCGACCATTGGTAGACCCTCGGCCTCGAGCATGTCAGACACGACCTCGGGGATGCGCCAACGGTCGTAGGCAATCTCGACAACGTCGAATATGGCGCATAGCTCGCGCAGGCGGGCGAAGATCGTTTCCATTGGCACGGCGTCGCCCTCGATTACGTTGTGCACTTCCGGCGGGTCTTGGTTCGCGTCCGTCCAGGCGGCCCATGTTTCGGCCGCGGCCGCGTAGCATTTCGTCCCGTCGTCGCGCGCCGGCCGCGGCGCCACGATCCCTATGGCCGTCGTGTCGTGGTTCTTGGACATGTCGAGCCCGAGGCATACGCGCTCGCCGGGCTGCGGGCGCGTGCCGCCGCCACGGGCCGCCCACGCGCCTTTCGGCAGCCAATCTTTCTCGGCGCGGGTCCAGCGGTTGAGATGGAACCGGCAGAATCGATACCACGGCATGGCCTTGGACATGGCGAGCAGCTTTTCGGTCGTGATCCAGCTCGCCGGGTTCGCCTGTTTCCACGCCTCGGGGTTGTCGAGGTCGGCGTCGGCCACCGTCGGCGAGTAGAAATACATCGTTGGATCGGTGCCTGCTTTGCCACGCCGGTAGACCTCGGCGCACTTGCTGGCGCCTTTCTCGTTCGAGCCGGCGTTCGTCACGATCACCATTAGCGGTTCCTTGCGGGCAACCTGCGCGGTCAGCATGGCGTCGTAGAGCTCGCCCGACTCGTGCGCGTGCAGCTCGTCACAGATCACAATGCTCGGGTTCTTGCCGTGTGTCTTGGGCGCGTCGGCCGACAGCACCTCGAACCGGGCGCCAGTCTCGCGACACACGATCGCGTCGCGGAACACCTGCAAGTCGTCCTGCAACGTCGGGCTCGCCTCGACCATGCGCCTAGCGAACCCGAACACGATTTTGGCCTGATCCTTCGAGGCTGCAATCGCGTAGACCTGCATTCCCCGGTCGTCCGACAGCGCCGACTCGACCACGAGGAAGTAAAGCGCCAGCGCGGCGGCCCAAGTGCTTTTGTTGTTTTTCTTGGCAACGCCGAAGTAGCCGATCCGGTAGCGCCGCAGTCCGGTGTCCGGGTCGCGCTCGAGCAGGTTGTTGGTCTGCTCGAGTAGCCACGGCTCAAACTCGACCGGCTCGCCGCCAACCTCGCCCTCGACAAAGCGCAGGTTGCGCCGGCACCAACGGCGGAACCTGCGGGTGTCTCGGTTGAGCTGTATCACCCGCGCCACGTCTGACCCTGTCGCGACAGGGTCGGTATGGCCGCCTACGCCTTGGCATGTATCGCCCTCGCCTACGGCCTCGGTGCGTGGACACACTGGCGGTACGCGCTGGCACGCACGCTAGGCGAGGTCCAGGCGAGTTGCCGACACCGTTGGGGCGCCACGTTCGAGGTCGGCGAGCCGACGCCGCGCGCCCGGACCCGGTTCTACAAGCAGGCGTGTGTCATGTGCGCCAAGCAGCGCGACGTGAACGCCGACGGCACGGTGTACGTTCCGCCCGCCAAGAAGTCGTGAGCCCGCCGGGGGCACCATCCCCGGCGGGCTCGTTAGAGTGATCGCGCTCGACCGCGGCTCCCCAGTCACGGGTTCGCGATCACTCGTCCGCGGAAACCTCGATTGTGTCGCCGTCGTCGTCGTCCTCGGCGAGCTCGGATTCGAGCCGCGCCGCCAGGGTCTTGCCCTTCGCCACCGTCAGGCCGAGCCGCGCCCGCGCCGACGATGTCAGGCCGAATTGCTCGGCCAGGCGTAGCGCCTGCGCCGTCGCCTGAATCTGAATCCTGGTCGCCGGGTTGACCTTGTCGCCTACCGGGTTGCCGTCCTTGTCGTAGGTCGTCAGCATGAACCCGTGCTCGCGGATCGAGGCGCGCGCAGTCTCGGCAAGGGCGATCGTGTGGACCAGCAGCTCGAGCATGGCCCGGTCGATGCGGTCTATCCAGCCGAGCGCGGCCACCTCGGGCACGAGCTGATCCCATACCTCGCGCTCGCGGCCGCTCAAGCTGGCCGGCGCCGGGAAGTCGAGCACTTTGCCGAGGCCGATCACAGGCTCGGGTAGCGGCCGCTTGCCGGGGTTACCCTCGGCTATGCGCTGCTCGCGCGACTTCGGCGGACGGCCGGTCGCCACTATGCCGCCTCGATCCGGCGGGCGATCCAGACCGCGAGCTCGCGCACGGCCCAAGTCGTGTTGACCTGCCCGCGCTCGCTCGAGTTGTTGAGGATCGCGCGCAGCTCGTCCACCTCTTCGATCGTCAGCGTGCCGCGGCGCTGCGCGTCGCGAATCTTCATACGCCAGCCGTCGCCCTCGCGGACGACCCGTAGCTGCACCGGCTCGGACCAATCGCCCGCGTGCAGGTTCAACCATGAGTCGGACACCGGCAGCAGCCACGAGCCCGAGTCGTTGTCCCACGTCGCAAGCCCGGCTCGCGACTGGCGCCGCAACTTGACAGAATCAGCGTTATCGTGCATTGACCCGCCACAGCCAGTCGATGATGCGTTGGAACCACGGCCAGTGGCGCAGGTGTGAGGGGCCGATGGGCACGGCTCGTTCCCAAGTGCCGTCTTCACACTGTCTCAACTCCCCCTCGACCCAGGCATCACCTGCTTCTTCCGTGAGCGGGTCTACCTTGACATAAGCACCATTATCGTGCGTCACGATGCCTCCGGAGAATCGGTCGGCACGACCTTTTCCATCGCGGCTGCGAAGTCGTGCATCTCGTGGTAGCCCGCCGGGCACCCGTCGAAGGCGTGGTCTACGCTGATGCGTCCGTGAAGCTGGTCATCATCCAGCGTTCCCCACTCGCCACACCCGGGGCAGGCGAGCAGAACGGTCGGTATGCCGTCGCGGTTGACCCGGCGCAGCAGCCCGAACTCGGTGTCGTAGAAGCGGCTCACCTTGTCACCTTTCGGGCGGCGACACTTTCTGGGCCGCACAGGTGGCATTCGCTCCTGCCCCAGCCAACGCGCCTGTCCCAGTCGTCGCAGAAGTGCGAGTCCGCGCCCGGGACGATGAACTTAGCCCCGTTCCACACCCGCTTGGGTGACTCGTTTCCCTGCTTTACAGAACGGGGATTGTCACCCATTGGGCCACCTCGGCGTCTCGCACTTTCTGGGCCGCACAGGTGGCATTCGCTCCTGCCCCAGCCAACGCGCCTGTCCCAGTCGCCGCAGAAGTGCGAGTCCGCGGACGGGACGACGAACTTAGCCCCGTTCCACACCCGCTTGGGTGACTCGTTTCCCTGCTTTACAGAACGGGGATTGTCAGGCATTGAGCCCGTCCAGCTCGGCCCGGAACCGGGCGACGTTGGAACGCACGCGGGCGGCCGACACGACAAACCCGTCGCGCTCCCACGAGGCCGCGTTCGCCTCGCCCGTCCTGATCGCGCCCTCGAGCTGCCGGCGGCGACGGCGAATGCTCGCCACGTCCGGCGCGAGCTCGGCCGACGCCGCGGCCGCCTCGGCAGCGCGGCGCTTGGCGGTCATGCGCATGACGTGTACCTCGACCCGCCGAGGCGCATCTTGCATCCGCCGCCGCAGTCGTCGCACATCGGCTCGGCGACAGATCCGGGCGCGAGGCAGGTAAGGCGATCGGCGCGCTCGGCGGCCTTCGCCCGCTCGGCCTTGTCCGGGTCGCAGGCCGTCCAACTCGCGCAGCCGTACTCGGCGCAATCGGGCGAACACTCGCGGCCGGGGTGCAGGTTCGGGTTTCTCATGGTGCGGTCCTTTCGGTGCGGTCTGGACTAAGACCAAGTCTAGGCGTGGGGTCCGCTGATGCCTATGCCTCGACCGGGGGACCGCCAGGCGACGTGCAACCGATCGGTTGCGTTTCTCCAGTTTCGCGTGTGTGAAAAAAGGCGTTGGGCATCGGCCCTTTGACTTCGCGCCAGGATCGACACCCCATACCCCCCGGCCGTGTTTTCGGTTGGCATGTCGTCATGGTGCAACGGCGGCCGGTGGGGTGCGGTGTCCTTAGGGACACACCGCACCACCGCACCTGCGGCACCGCACCTGCGGTGGACCACCGCACCCATAGCACGTTCGCTATTCATCGGGCGCGACGACCCATAGTTTGCCGCGCCCTCGGCCGAGGTCACGAGAGGCCAGCAGGCCGCGTGTCTCTAGGTCCTTGAGTGTGGATCGCACGGCCTTGACATCACCACCAACCGCACGCTCGATGTCGTTGCCCGAGCTATGTGGTTCGCGCTCGAGGTAGGCAATGATCCGTGTCTCGCGCTCGAGTGATCCGACCTCGGCAGGTGCGAGGCTTGGCACGATGACGGCGCTTGGTGCTGTACCGAAGATCGCTGCGGCGTCGTCACCTGCGGGCTCGATGCGGTAGTGCCGGGTCGCCCATTGCTCGGCCTCTTTCATTTTGAGGCACGTCAGGTCTATGACGCCGTCGCCTTCCTTGTTGGGGCGCAGGCGCAGGAACACGTCCGCTGCGCCGCGCAGGCTCGAGCTGCCACGTTCGCGGCTGTCATCCCAACCCGTGTGATGGACGAGCAGCGATGCCGCGCCGGCAGTCTCGCGCATGTGGTCTACGGCCTGGATCACTCGGCCCATTTCCTGCGCGCTGTTCTCGTCCAGGCCTGGCGTGATTCGGTGCAGCGTGTCGAAGATCAGCAGATCACACGGGCCGGCTAGCTCGAGCAATTCGGGCGTATCGACCAGCACGTCGAAGGATTGCACTAGCCAACGGATATCGGGCAGCGGCTTGTTGTGGTGCGCTGCCCATGCTGCGGCTCGCCGGTATGCGCCGCCTGATCCTTCGGCCATGACGTAGACGACGTTGCCGCCAGCGTCGGCGACCTTGGCGGCCATGTCGATCGCGAGAAACGACTTGCCGCCACCGCTCGGGCCGGCGAGCACGTTGAACCCGCGCGACACGAGCAGGTCGTCTAGCAGAAACTCTACGGGCGGCAGGTCGGCGAGCTCGGACGTGGTGAGTAGGCGCAGGCCTCGGCGCTCGCGCTGCATGTAGTCCGGCTCGGCGCGGTTGTCTATCTCGCCTCGGTTGATCGCCGCGGTGAGCGTGTCGGGCACGGGTCGCGCTAGGCGCTCGATGTCGTGCTCCGTCCACGGGTTCGCGGGGTCTTGGTCTTGGCAGCGCGCCTCGATCGTGTGGCGCACAACGTCGCGGACGGATTTTTCGTCCAGGCCGAGCTGGTAGGCGCGATTCGCGATCGCTCGCAGCTCGTGGTCCTGCTGGCCGCGTGGTATCTGGCCGCCTACTGCTGGCGCGCTTGTTTGCGCTGCCTGTCCGACGTGCTCTAGCCATGCGGGCGCTTCGGCGGGCTCGGCGTCGTGCTCGAGCCGATATCCGGCTGACGGCGGCAGGATAACGTAGCCGTCGTTGTGGCGGATATCGACGCCGGCCGCGATGTCGGGCCGCGGGCCGTTTCCGTAGACGGCGCCTTCGCGCGCCTTGAATATGAGGTGCCACCCGCCGGACTTGGTTTTGTGCCGGCGTGTTTCCAATGCCTCGATCGGCAGGTCGGTCAGGCTCGCGCCGCCTTGCACGTCCACGTCCAATACGACGTACCCGGCGCTGCCTGGCACGCCGCCGATCATGGGCCATTCCCACGCCTCGAGCTGCGCCTTGTCCGAGCTCGCGTCCTTGAACCCGTGCGGCGTTGCGGGCTGCTTTGTGGGTAGGCACGGGAATACGCGCCAGCCGCGATTTGCCCAAGTTGCCGCGGCGTGTTTGAGGTCGGCTGCCATGTGGACTAAGACCTAGTCTACGGTTGGGTTCCGGCGGAACGCTCGCGTAGTCTGGGTCTTAGTCCATGGCGAGCAACGACTACAAGCCCGGCGGCAAGCGCGGCCCGAAGCGGCGCCTTGTTACCGACGATCACGACCGCATGTCGCGCGACGACTGGCAGCTCGGCGGCCGCGACTATGCGCTCGTTTGGCGCGGCGGCGAATCGCTGCTCGTGCCGCTCGCCTCGGCGACACGCGAAGAGCTAGCTAGCGGCATTGCCTCGATCGAGGCGTTGGCCTGCTATGTGCTCGACTCGTTCCTGCGCTCGAAGCAGGCACGGTTGACGCCGGACCGTCGGCAGGACGCGATCGCGCACCTGATCGAGCAGGCTTGGATTGAGGCTCGCCGGTTCAACGGCAAGGGCCGACTCGGCGGTTTCGTGACGGCGCGGCTGCGATGGCGCCTGCTCGATTGGTACAGGGTCGAATTCGAGCGCCGGGACGATGTCGAGGTGTTGTCCATGAACGTGGACGACGCCGACGTGCGCCGAGCCGAGCTGCGCGAAGAGCGCCGCCGGCACGAGGGCATGGTTTGGACGACGGGCGACACGGCCGCGATCGACCGCTCGATCGAGGCTCGCGACGACGCGCTGCGGGTGGAGAGCAACGGCCATCACTCGGCATCGATCAATCGCGACGCGCTGTCGGTCGCCGCGCTGTACGCGCTCGACTATGTCGCGCAGCCGCTCGCGGACGGGCACTCGATGGCGCACGTCTGCCGGGTCACGAAAATGTCGCGCGCGTTCGTCGCCGGTCTGCTGGACGACCTGCGATGTGAGCTGCGCGCCCAGGGGGTCGTTGAATGACCCTCACATTCGGCAGCCTGTTCGCAGGCATAGGGGGGATTGACCTTGGATTCGAGCGAGCAGGAATGCGGTGTGTCTGGCAATGTGAAATCGACCCGTATTGCAACCGGGTGCTCGCCAAGCATTGGCCCGACGTACCCCGATACACCGATGTCCGACAGCTCGGGCTCGAGCAGCCGGTCGAGCGGCCAAATGTCCTTGTTGGCGGATTCCCATGCCAGCCTTTCAGCGCCGCCGGCAAGAAACTCGGCGCGGACGACCCGCGCCACCTATGGCCCGAATTCGCCCGCCTTGTTGGCGACCTACGACCCGAATATGTCGTGGGTGAGAACGTCCGAGGTCTTTGCAAGCAAGGCCTTGATGAAGTTCTCGGCGACCTTGCCAGGCTCGGGTATGACGCGGAATGGCAGCTTGTATCTGCTGCCTCGGTTGGTGCCCCGCACATTAGAGAACGGGTGTTCATTGTGGCCTACCCACAAGGCGAGCGTGAACGGCCCGGACTACGCGAGGATGAACCGGCCGAGGGCGGGGGGCGACGACTTGGTGACGAAGGTTGCTCGAGTCGAGCTGGATCGCTCGCGCGAGGATCAGGCGCGCATGTGGCCGACGCCAGCGGCGCGGGATTGGAAGTCGGGCCGTCACTCGATCGAGGCGCCGACGAATCGGGGCGGCCGGCCATTGAGCGAGCAGGTGTTCGCTCACGAATCTACACACGACCGCCCGCCGCAGGGTGGGCGCCTGAACCCGCCGTGGGTCGAATGGCTTATGGGGTTCCCGGCGCGGTGGACAGACTTAGAGCCCTCGGAAACGCCGTAGTGCCGCAGGTGGCCGAGTACGTCGGCCGCCTGATCGTAGAGGACGCGGCACGGTGAAGCGGCCATGCCTCGACTGCCGAAAGCTGTTCACGGTCGAGGGGCCGAAACAGTCGCGGTGCCCGAGCTGCGCGAGCGCCGATCGCCGGCATAAGCAGCCGCGCACGTCCGAGCCGTGGCGGTTCCTATACAAGCTGCCCGAATGGCGCAAGGCGCGCGCTCGAGTGATCCGGCGCGACGGCACATGCCGCGCCTTGATTCACTTCGACGGTTTCCGGCGCTGCCAGGCGACGGCTGACCTCGAGGTGCACCACGACCCGCCGCTCGAGCAGCTTTGGAAGATGGCGGCCGGCGACCGCGACCTGTTCGTCGCGCTGGCGACGGACGAGCGCAAGCTGTACGCGCTATGCCGGTCGCACCACGCCGCGGCAGACGCCGACAGGCGCACCCGATCGGGTGATGCTGGACTAAGACCAAGTGACGATAACTAGGAACATGGATTGCAAGGACGGATCAGGCGCGGTGTTTGTCTGCTACCTCACGAATGGCGAGCGCGGCCAGTGGCACACGGCCATGGTCGAGGCTGCCGACTCGGGAGAGGCAAAGCGCATCGCCGACGGGCTGCGGCCCGGATGGCGCTGCTATGGCGTGCAAATGCCCTTGCTGGACCCTGCGCCATGATCCGGCGCCCGCTCGGCCTCAGTATCCGGGCGGGCGCCAATCTCACCCACGCGAGGGACTGTTAGAGAGCTGTAAAGGGGCCGATTGGTTGAATATGCAACGAGCAGCAGACCAAGACCAAATGTCGTACAATCGGGGCATACCAGCTTCCCAGGGGGTAGGCACCGATGTACCACGACTGCGCAGTCCCCGGCTGCACCGAGCCGGGGCGCCACTATTTCAAGATCAACCTAATGCGGCCGGACACAACCGCGATCTTCGGTCGGAACACGGGCGCGCACCTATGCGACCGGCACGCCGAGAGCGGGTTCGAGCTGGACATCGTCGTCCGGCCGAACCGCAAGCGTCAGGCCGACATCTACACATGGGCCGAGTACCGCGGGAGCTCGGGCAAGGTGGAACACGTCAACGTACCGATCGAAGAGGGCACAACGGCAGGACCGAAACGGGGGGGCAATGGTAGTCGAGACAACGTGCGTAGAGGTCGAGTTGAGCGGCCACGACCTTGACGTGATCGAGGCAGCGGCCCTCGTCATGTCCACGCCGATACCGGCCGCCGGCACACGCGAGCCCTACGACGGGCTGCCGACATTCGGCTCGATCACGGCGCAGCTAGCCGTAGCCGCGGCCACGCTCGTGCTCGCCGCCGGGCCGCAGGCGCTCGGCCTGTAGCGCCACCGACATAGCGTCCGAATTGGGGCCGCCAGCGTGCGGCCCTTTTTCGTGGGGGCAACAGCGGAACGCATCCCTAGACTTGGTCTTAGTCCAGATCGGCAAGAGCCGAAGCGACCAAGCGAAGGGAGCAGCCGAGTATGTCTGGAAAGGTTGAAGGGGCCGGGGATATCTTTTCCGGCGGGGGCATCCCGTATGTGGATGCGAAGATGAAGGCCGAGTTGTGCGCGAACCGCACGCCGCTCGGGATTGTGGACGCGACGCCTTGCGCCCGCAATCAGTTTGGTGACGACGAGGTTTCGTTCATCGTCCGATCCAAGGTGCTCGAGGGCGACCACAAGCTCGCTCTCTCGCACAACGAGGTCCGGGAGCGCCAGGCCAAGGCCGTGCTCGATCGCCTCGCTGCCGGCGCGAGCTCCATCGGGCCGGTGTTCCTCGTGCAGGTCGAGACAAAGAGCGGTCAGACCGCTTGGGCGCTCGACAGCGAGCCGGGGGACGGCAACGTGAAGGCCACCGACTCGGGCGACGCGCCCGCGGACGCTGGCGACGACGACGGAATTCCCTACTAGGGACCCGTGGCGCGCGTTGATTACATCGACCGTCAGGCTTGTCACATCATCCTGACCCCGGCGGACCTGCGGGAGCTGGATACGGCGGGCGAGTTAGTCGTCGCCCGTGATCGTGACGAGCCTGACGGGCGCGCGCTAATGGTGCGGATCGAGGACCCGTGCCAGTCGTAGGCTTTACCGACAACGCCGGCAAGCGGATCAAGTTCGCCGCGCTACGCAAGGGCAAGGGCGATTTCGACCTGCCGCGGCCGTTCCTCTACGCGCTCGCGAACGGCTACCGCGGTGCAGACCACTACGGCGACGCCTCGGTCGTGAGTGTCACGACGATTGCCAACCCGGTGCAGCAGACCCGGCTAATGCAGCGGCACGATGTCTACGTTGACCCGCTGCGCAGCATGTGGGCGATGTTCGGCACGCTCGGACATGCCGTGCTCGAGGCGGCCGCGATCGCCGACGACCCCGACACGATCGTTGAACGCCGGTTAGTGATCGACTTCGAGGGCCAGGCGATCGGCGGCACGTTCGATCTACTCGAGCGCGAAAACGGCGAATGGCACGGCCGGGACTACAAGATCACGGGCGCCTACAAGGTCGTGCGAATGGTCACTGAGGGTTCGGTCAAGGCCGCGCTCGACTACGTCATGCAGGCGAACGTCTATCGCTACATGCTCGCG